ACCCATGTCCAGAAGGCTATCGTCTAGATCCAGTGTCCAAGGTCTGTGTTCCAGTAGACGATACTACAGAGCCAGAGGAAACCACACCACGAACCTATGACACAATGATAGAACCAGTAGCAGATTATACAGCTAAGACTGAATTCACAGTTCCGACTGTTACGCTGCCAGATATACTTACGGGTAACTAAGCCATGTATGTAGTACCACCTGGTCAAGATTATCCCCCCATGAATCCATTAGGACAGCCTCTTCAAGGACTTGATGCTATATTGATGCCGTTACAGGGTATTCAAGGTCCGTTACAACAGATTGTTGATGAGATGCCAGGTCAGATAAATTCTTATGTAGATGAAGAAATACAAAGGCGTATGGATGAGATGAAGAGCACTCCATCACCGACACCGACACCAACAGATCCAGTAGGTCCACCGCAGGATCCTTTTCAAACTCCCATGCCTTTTCCATTTCCTAGGCCAAGACCATCAAATCCTTTTATTTTTCCTAAAGATCCAGGCATTGGTGCTCCTCCTCCAGGTATCTTTGGAGGATTACCAAAATTTTTACTTGACAGAATTGGAAGAAGACAAGGAATAGATCGAGCCTATCAAATACCAAGACCAATAGCAGGTTTACCGAGTATCTTTGGCTAATGACAAAATCTGTATCAAAGATTGCTACTGAAATAGAAGAATCGCATGATCGTGTCTTGACACAGAGACAGCGGTCTTTTGCCCAATACTTTGTGGAAGGCATTTACAGTAACGCTGAATGTGCAAGAAAAGCGGGTTACTCTGAGAAAGTATCATGGAAACAGGCTTCGGTGTTACTGAACGGGAGGGATTTTCCACATGTGGTTGAGTATATACAAGAGCTTCGTGAAGAACGTGAAAGAAAATATGGAGTCACAGTTCTAGGACAAATGAAGCGTTTACATGATTTGTCCCGTGGTGCGGAGGATGCGAATCAGTTTTCTGCTGCCATCAATGCCGAGAAGTTAAGGAGTAGTCTGGGTGGATTGGTCACGGACAGAAGAGAGCAGATTAATGTCATGGATTCGATGTCCAGAGAAGAGATACTAAACAAGCTTGACAAGTTAAAGAAACAATATCCTCAGGCATTTGAGGGTGAGTATAAAATAGTAGAAGATGAATCTTGATACAGTTCCAGAAGAAACTCTTAAAGAAATTTTGGCTCTCAAGCAGGCAGAAATTAGGCTGGTTGTTAGGGATAGGGCGAGATCAGATTTCATGGCGTTTGCACATCATGTATATGAGAATTTTATTGAAGGTAAGCATCATAAGATTATTGCGGAAAAGCTCGAACGCATTGCGGAAGGTAAACTCAAAAGACTGATTGTTAATATGCCGCCTAGGCATAGTAAATCGGAACTTGCATCTTATTTGATGCCTGCATGGTTTCTTGGAAGGAACCCTAAACTAAAAATTATCCAGGCAACACATAACACGGAACTGGCGGTAAGGTTTGGTCGTAAGGTGAGGGACTTAATCGAGGATCCACATTACAGGGATGTGTTTCCGAAGACTGATTTGAAAGCTGACAGTAAGGCGGCAGGTCGTTGGGAGACGAGCGAGGGCGGTGAATACTTTGCGGCAGGCGTTGGTGCAGCGGTCACGGGTCGTGGTGCGGATTTATTTATTATTGACGATCCGCACTCGGAACAGGATGCACTATCCGAGATGGCATTTGACAATGCGTATGAGTGGTACACCTCTGGGCCTAGACAGCGTTTACAGCCAGGCGGTGCGATAATCGTTGTGATGACGAGATGGGGATTGAAGGATCTGACGGGTAGACTGATCAAGGCACAAGGCTCGGATGTCATGTCTGACGAATGGGAGATTGTAGAGTTCCCAGCAATATTGCCGTCTGACAAGCCACTTTGGCCGCAGTTCTGGAAGAAAGATGATTTATTAAAGGTCAAAGCATCATTGCCCTTGGCTAAATGGAATGCACAGTGGCAGCAGAACCCGACAGCAGAAGAAGGTGCGATTGTTAAGAAGGAATGGTGGAACAAATGGGAGAAGAAGGATATCCCAGATTTGAGTTACATTATACAAAGTTATGATACAGCGTTCAGTAAGAAAGAAAGTGCTGACTACTCGGCTATAACGACATGGGGGATATTCCAGCCAGAAGAAGGTGGAGCCGATCATATTGTATTGTTGGATGCACAAAGAGGGCGTTGGAACTTTCCAGAACTCAAGATGACAGCGTTGGAGGAGTATAATTACTGGGAACCAGATATGGTGATTGTGGAGGCAAAAGCTACAGGTACTCCGTTGACAGATGAATTAAGAAGAGGCGGTATTCCAGTTTTGAACTATACACCGAGCAAAGGTCGTGATAAGGTATCTCGTATGCACATGGTTGCACCATTGTTTGAGGCAGGTATGGTATGGGCTCCAGAGAAAAGTTTCTCGGAGGAAGTGATTGAAGAATGTGCAGCATTTCCTCATGGCGACCACGATGATTATGTTGACAGTATGACAATGGCTTTGATACGTTTTCGTCAAGGAGGTTTTATATCTCTTGATGGCGAAGAAGAAGATGAATGGTATCCAAGGAAGAGGGAGTATTACTGATGGGTGATAAAAAAGGTAAATATAAACCATATAAGTCAGCTTTTTTAAATAGCATTTATGGCACAGGTGAAATAGGAAAAGCTTTATCACAGAAGAATAGATTAGGTCCTGCATCTTTAAGTGATCGTCAAAAAAAGATTGTTGACTTAATTAGGATAGAAATGAACAAAAGCAAAGGCGGAACTGTGAGGATATTTTAATGGCTGAAGATACTTATAATAGAGCGGAAAGAAGAGCACAGTTAGAGAGTGCAGGCGTGGATGAAGATACCATATTAGATATTCTTGATTACGAGTTTGATTTAAAATTAGGTATTTATCCAGTAGACAATTTAAGTTTTGGTGACAAGATACCAAAAGGAAAACGTGGCGGTTTTGTGAGACAAAGAACTAAAAAAGTGAGGATATTCTAATGGCAGAAATACCTATCGGACCTGGCGGTCCAGAGGAAGAACAACTTCCACAAGTTGAAATGGAGATCGTATCACCAGAGGAGTTTCAAGGTGGTGTCGATGTTACAGAAGATGGTAAAGGTGGAGCTATCCTTGAAGCGTTGATGGGTGGCGAAGGTATGGAAGTTGAAACCGAAGTCTATGACCACAATGCTAATTTGGCAGATGTCCTTGATGATGGTATCTTAGGTGAAATGTCAAGTGAATTAAGAGGACTGTATGAAGAAGACAGTGACACACGGGCAGAGTGGGAAGAAGGATATGTCAAGGGTCTTGATCTTTTAGGTATTAAGTATGAAGAGAGAACACAGCCATTTGCTGGTGCATCTGGTGTAACACATCCGTTGATCGCAGAATCAGTAACCCAGTTCCAGGCACAATGCTACAAGGAACTTTTACCAGCAGGCGGTCCAGTAAAAACACAGATCTTAGGAATAAAAGACCAGGCACGGGAGGAACAGGCAACTCGTGTCAAGGACTTTATGAACTACCAGATTACAGAGGTGATGGAAGAGTTTGATACTGACACAGACCAGATGCTTTTTTATCTTCCGTTGTCTGGTTCTACATTTAAAAAAGTTTATTATGATCCGTTAAAGCAACGTGCGGTCGCCATGTTCATACCAGCTGAAGACATGGTTATACCTTATTCTGCCACGGACATTGCAACTTCAAGCCGTGTGACACATGTACTGCGAATGGATGAAAATCAAATTCGCAAGATGCAGGTTGCAGGTGAATATAGAGATATTGAGATATCATCTTCATATGATGATTCAGATGGTTCTGTTAAGGAGAAAGTCAGAGAGCTTGATGGAACAGAAAAATCACATATAGACGATGTTTATACAATCCTTGAGATGCATGTTGATTTAGACATCGAAGGATTTGAGGACAGAGATCCGATGGGTGAACCAACGGGTATCAAACTACCATATATTGTAACTCTCGACAAAGGTAGTGGTGAGATTCTGTCCATACGAAGAAACTTTAGGGCTGACGATCCCCTCAAAAGAAAACGTCAGTACTTTGTGCATTATAAGTTTCTTCCAGGTCTAGGGTTCTATGGATTCGGTTTGATACATATGATTGGTGGCTTGGGTCGAGCTGCAACCAGTATCTTACGGCAGTTAATCGATTCTGGAACTCTAGCTAACCTACCTGCTGGTTTTAAGGCAAGAGGACTAAGAATACGAAATGATGATGAACCTCTCAACCCAGGCGAGTTTAGGGATATTGACGCACCTGGTGGTGATATCAGAAGTTCGATTATACCTCTTCCATTCAAAGAACCATCTGGAACACTAGCACAGCTTTTGGGGTCTTTGATTGATGCTGGTCGGAGATTTGTTTCTATTGCAGACCAGCAGGTAGGACAAAACATGGGCAAAGAGATGCCCGTAGGTACAACAGTTGCACTGCTTGAACGTGGCATGAAAGTTATGTCAGCAATCCATAAACGATTGCACTATGCACAGAAACAGGAGTTTCGTTTACTTGCATCTATATTAGCAGAAAACTTACCACCAGAATATCCGTATGATGTTAGTGGTGGAAACAGACAGGTTAAACAGACAGATTTTGATGGACGTATTGATATTATACCAGTATCAGATCCAAACATATTTTCGATGGCACAAAGGGTAACTTTGGCACAGACACAGTTGCAGTTAGCACAGTCAAATCCACAAGTTCACAATTTGTATCAAGCATATCGTAGAATGTATCTTGCTTTGGAGGTGCAGAATATAGATGAGGTTCTCCCTCCTCCACCACAGCCTCAGCCGTTGGATCCCGCAATTGAAAACGCTAGGGCGTTGATGGGCGAGTTATTGCAGGCATTTCCAGAGCAAGACCATGATTCACATGTCAGTATGCATGTTTCTTTTATGAAACTACCAGTTGTCCAATCTTCGCCACAAATATATGGTGTATTTATATCACATGTTATGGAGCATATTTCATTGAAGGCAAGAGCAATGGCACAACAAGAATTACAACAAATGCAAATGCAGGGTATGCCTGTTGATCAAGCATCAATGGATATGAAAATATCACAAATAGAACTTGAGTTGACAAATGCTATGATGCCAAACTTAATGCCACCGCCACCAGGTCCAGATCCACTTGTTCAGATTAGACAGCAAGAACTTGCGATTAAACAACAGCAAGAGCAGAACAAGACACAAACTGATGCAGCAAGAATTGATATTGAAAGACAAAGATTACAGCAACAAGCTGTAACAGACTCTGCAAGACTTGAACTGCAAGAAGATATTGCCGAGGAAAGGAATCAAGTAAATCGAGAGCGTATTGCTGCTCAATCTGCTAGAGGTCAATGATCGATCCAATCACATTGTCCGCTGCTGTTAGTGGGGCAACTGCTGCCTATAATGGTATAAAAAAAGCCATTTACATGGGTAGAGAAATAGAAGATTTATCGAGCCAATTGTCAACGTGGATGAAAGCTGTAAGTGACGTAGATAACATTCACAAAAACGCCAGTAACCCTTCAACATTTGATAAATTATTCAACGGCTCTGTTGAAGAAGTAGCCATAGAAAGTTTTGCCAGTAAAAAGAAACTGGCAAAACAAAGAGAAGATCTCAAAAATTTTCTTGTGGCTCATTATGGAATGTCTGCATGGGATGATTTGATTCGTGAAGAGGGACGGATACGCAAGGCACGACAAACAGCAGTGTACGCAAAACAGGCACAACAACGCATGATAAGAGATTATACAATTATGGGTATAGCCTGTTTAATAGGTTTCTCTGCTCTTGGTTGGATGATCTGGATTATAAGCAAAAGCGTAGAGTGATAATTATGTTATATAATTTAATTTATTATTTTTTAATATTTTTATGTTTTGTTTCTATACTGGCAATAGTTGTGTTTGCCAGAGAAAAAGATATAACAACTTGCAGATTGGCAAAACAATTATTAGAAGATAAAACTAGAGTTTGTGTTTATGTTGGAGCAAACTATACGCAATGGAACGAATTTGTTCCAATAGCTGCAGGTGAATGTCCACGAGAAATACGATGTAAATATCGACCTAATGAAAAACCATTTACACTTAAAAACGTAATAAAAAGCATAAAGGATAGTTTTAAATGAGCAAGAAATTACAAAAAGGCAGTCAATACGAACAGTTTGATTTAGATGGTGACGGGATTGTAAGTGATGAGGAGCTCTCACGATCTGAACATATGATACGTCTTGAGAACTCTGACAAGATGCAAGACCAACAGCGTATGCTTTGTTGGGTATCTTCAATATCATCTATTATACTAATAGTATTAGTTATGTCGCCAGTAATTCCAGACACACGAGTTGAGATGGTTACGGCTTTACTTTCGACATATGTTGTGGCAAATTTAGGTATCGTTGCTACTTTTATGGGTACAACAGCTTTTACAAGGTCGAAAGAAAATGGAAAATGACATGGCTACTTGTAGTTTTTCTGTCTGGAACAGTTCAAGAAAGTGTCTATTTCAGTGATTTGGACTCGTGTCTTAGAATTGCATCGAAGATTAGAGCACAAAACTACGATCCATCACTCGCAGGAGACAGTAAAATCTGGGTCAAAGCTTATTGTGTACCTAAAAAACTGCCTCAAAAAGTGGATTAAAAAAAAGGACAATGAAACACCTAAATATTTGCAAGGTAAAAACAAATGATGGAACAAACAGTCAGTGATGTAGAAAATTTTACCAAAAATGTTACTTTTGGTGGTGGAGGTAGCGATTTAGAGGCTGGAATACAGTTTATTTACGATATGAGAGAACATTTAGTGGATATTGGCATCGCAACAGTGTATGGTTTAGTTGTATATGCCATTTTTTTATGGATAACTAAGAAAATAAAGGGGTAATTATGCCAAAAGACGCTTGTTATTATAAAGTTAAGTCACGTTATAAGGTTTTTCCAAGTGCTTATGCATCAGGAGCCATTGCAAAGTGCCGAAAAGTAGGTGCGGCTAACTATGGAAAGTCAAGTAAAAAGAAAACTAAGAAAAAAGCTGAAGGTGGAATCATTACGCTAAAAAATGGTGGATTTATAGCTAAAGGCTGTGGCGTTGTAGAAGGAAATAGGCGTAAAACAACAAGGATTTTTTGATGGCTGTACGCAAAACAAAAGCTGGTTTAGCGTTAAAGCGTTGGTTTAAGGAGGATTGGAAGGATGTCCGCACGGGGAAAGCCTGTGGGAGACGCAAAGGTGAGAAACGGGGTACTCCATATTGTCGTCCCTCGAAAAGGATTTCGTCTAAGACCCCAAAAACCGCAGGAGAAATGTCCAAATCAGAAAAAGCCAAAAGAATAGCTCAAAAGAAGAGGCTAGGTCAACCAGCTGGTAAGCCAAGAAGGGTTGAAGCAGCTAGGAGAAAGAAACGTGCCACTAAAAAAGGGTAAAAGCCAAGAAACGATTAGTAAAAATATAAGAATATTAAAAAAAGAAGGTAAACCACAGAAGCAAGCAGTAGCAATAGCGTTATCAAAAGCAGGAAAAAGTGTCAAAAAAAAGAGATCCAAAAGTCGGAACAGGAAAAAAACCAAAAGGTAG